CCCATGATTCTTTTGATTATAAAGTTGGGGGTAATTGGAGTAAACCCGATGAACCCTCTGATGATAAAGGGTATACTCGTATTGTATGCAATCCGCAAGGTTACCCAGAGAAGTTTATATCACCGAAGGACGCACTCAGGGAACATTACGAAAATGATGAACTTTTATCAAAGGGATCAGAATATAATACTTATCTTTGTGCTGAAAATGATCAATTTGACCCTTGTAAGGTAGTAGAAATCTAATAAAAAGGACTATAAAATGAACGCGAAAAAAACAGCCAGACGTAAAGCAATTCTTGATGGGATTATGGAATCACTAAAACATGATGAGGTTTTTGACCGTGTAAAATACAAACAAAAGACCGAATCAGAACTACAAAACCGTATGGCAGTACCTTTGAATAGAACTGTTGCAAAACTGTTCGAGGAATATAAGGGTTATAACCATGACCGTGCTGTATCAGAGGCACGTGTGAGATTTGCAAGTGAGGAAGATCCGAATACAACAGTCAAAAACTTTATGTTCATGGGGGTACAACATCGCCCAGACTTCACTATAGATTTTGATGATATTCGTATCGCAGTTGAAATCAAAAAAGGTCATTCAGGTCAATCAGTCCGTGAATGTATTGGTCAATCCGTGGTATACAACACAAATTATGATTTTACATGTGTTTTATACGTGGATACCTCCGCCGATGAGCGTATTAAAAACTCCCTTAACGGTGAGCGTGAGAAAGAATTGATTGAATCTCTTTGGAAAAATCATAATGTAATGTTGGACGTTATTTAATGACAAGTTTATGGGAAGACGTGTTCGATCAACCTGAACCAGAAATCGAGAAAGTGTCTATTGTTCCAAAGGATGAGCATGTTAATATTCTCAAGCGAATGGACGATTACGAAAAAAATCATTGCTGGCAGTATGATATAAGACTTAAAAATATGGAACAAGACTTAATTGATGTCGGATTAACCAAGGAGATTACAGATAACTTACGAGTATCAGATTTTGAATTTCGCTTTGTTGAGGATAAAAAAGAACGACAAAAATTAATTGAGTTTATAAAAAGACATGAGTGGTTAGGGAATCTATCACAATTCACCACGCATTGGTTTGGTGCATATTATAACGACATTCTATCAGGTGTCGTATTGATGAATATGCCTAATGCGTTTTCTAATGTTGTTGGTGAAAACACAAAAAACCTTGAGAGACTGATAAGCAGGGGTGCCTGTATTTCATGGAGTCCCAAAAACTTAGCATCCTCTATGTTGATGTGGTGTATTAATTGGATGGTTGCTAATACCAGATACCGTGTATTTTCGGCATACTCCGATCCAACAGCTAAAGAACTCGGAACGATTTATCAAGCATGTAATTTCTATTACATAGGACAAAAATCTGGTACCACAAAAAGATATGTGAATCCTTTCACTGGCAGGCTCGTATCTGACCGATTTTTTAGGGCAAGGAGCGCATATAAGCAGTATGCTAAACAATTGGGGATTGAATGGCAGAAAAACTGGAACAATGATCAATCAATACTGTGGCATAATATGCCTAAAGAAATAGAACAACAATTAAGACAGCAATCCAAGAAAATGCAATCAGAAGCAAAATATTTTACATTTCCTCCTAAACATAAGTACATATATATCAAAGGAAAGACAAAAAAAGAAGATAAAATGCTTAAGACTATCTTTATGGAGAAAACAAAGGTCTATGATTACCCCAAAAAAAGGGGAAATTAATAGTTTGTGCGTGTATGTAAATAAATCGAAATTTACATGATATCCCCCTATGGTAACATGGGTGGTATAAAATTTTATAGATATAGGGAAGGTGTATTATTTTTCGTAATATTCACTATGACACAAAACGTAGTCGTGTATATCTTTGGGAACAAACAACAGGAACCAATGACTATCGTATAATAGATTGGGTTCCGTATGTCTTCGAGCCTGACGATCACGGACATATTGAAACTGTTGAGGGAATTCCTGTAAGAAAGGTCGAATTCAAATCATACAGTGAGTATGTAGACTACCAGAAAAATAACATATCCAATGTATATGAAAATGAAAGCCCAAAAGAAATCCAATTCTTATCCGAGTGGTATCACAATATCCCTGATGATGCTATTGATCCTCCGAAACTTAAGATATACTCATTAGATATTGAGGTTCATACCGAAAAGGGGTTTCCTAAACCCGATCAAGCAGCGTATCCAATTCCATTGATTAATGTCAGAGAGTTTGGAGAGGGTGGTATTAACAAGTCTTGGGGAACGAAACCATACACTGGTGAATATGATGTTGATTTTGTTCATTGTAAAAATGAACATGACCTATTAACACAGTTCTTTGATTGGTGGTATCGTAACGCTCCTGATGTTGTTACGGGCTGGAATATATCACCGCATAACAAAACTAATGAGAGGGGAGGGTTTGACCTTCCATATCTTGTCAATCGATCAAAGAATCTCTTTGGCACGAAAGCAGATGTATATAAAAAACTGTCACCGATTGGCATCGTTCGTTGTTGGGATGATAATAAATCTGGTGCTATGTATGTTGATATTGCAGGTGTATCTGTTCTTGATTATTTTGCGTTATACAAATGGTATACAACCAAGAACCCAGAGAACTATAAACTTGATACAATCGCACGTGAAGAATTAGGATTGGGTAAATTGGATTATTCAGAATACACCGATCTTCGTACTCTATATAATGCTAACTGGAATTTGTATGTCGAGTACAACATTATTGATAACCAGAGAATTATGGAGCTTGAAGATAAATTAGGGTATATTTTGCTTGCACAATCACTTGCTCTATTATGTCGTTGTAAAATGGAACACTATACCGCATCGACCCATTTGGTTGAAGGTTTGATGTTAACGCACTTTAGACGTAATAACCTTTGTGCGCCTAGAATGGAAGGTGGACACCAAGAATGGTTCCCTGCGGCTTTCGTCAAAGAACCTCAAAAAGGTCAGTATGACTGGATTATAGACCTCGATATTGCATCATCCTACCCTACAGCTATCATCACCCTTAATATGTCATCAGAGACCTATTATGGGCGTTGTATCGGATATAAAGACATACACGGAAGATGGATTGATACTGTTACAGGACGTGGTGACATGGATATTGTGGATGTTGCGCGGGCAGAAGCCCCAATATGTGATTTTGTTAAGAATCGTGAGTTTCCAACATTCAAACTATTGAAGGGTGAAGACGTTGTTTTAATGAAAGGTGACAAATTAGATAAATTCAACCGAGCATTAAAAGCGGGGCTATTAGCAGTTGCGCCGTCAGGATCTATGTATTTACAAAATAAAAAGGGATCATATGCTCAGGTTGTCCAACAGACTTATGCAAAAAGACAGGAGATCAATAAACTCAAAAAAGAGTTCAAAGGTAAAGCAACAAGAGCGAGGAATGAAGACAAAATTAAAGAATACAATATTCAGGCGAATAAATATCATGCATTACAATGGGCGTTAAAGATTGTCATCAATTCAGCATATGGTGTTACAGGTGTTCCTTATTCAAGGTTCTTTAATATTCATACCGCAGAGGCGATTTGTTCTTGTGGACGTAGAGCAATCATTACAGGACAAAATTACGTCAACCGTTGGTTCCATGATGGTGTCTGGAAGAACGAGGAAACCCTTGAACTTCTGAACAGATTAGGAGAAGTTGATACAGATTTCAACATCATAGAAGACATGGTATCATATATTGATACGGACTCCGTTTTCATTAAGTTGGGTGCATTTGTGGACAAGGTTGTTGGTGGGGATTGGAAAACTGCTTATGAGCAGGAGTTAATTTCTGATACAATCCTGGCATTATCAAAACACGTAGAGACATATGTTAATGATAGTGCTTATGAAGAGACACAAGTGGGTGAATACAATTCAAGGATGAGCAAAGAAGAGTTCAGTATCATGTTCAAACAGGAGATTGTCTGTAAGTCAGCATTGTTCATTACGAAGAAAAAGTATGGATATCATGTTGTTAATGAGGAAGGTGTACCATGTGATAAGATTGATGTTACTGGAATGGAAATTATCAGGTCAGAAACACCATCAGCATTTAAAGACGCATTGAAAGATTTATTGAGTATGGTGTTGCGAAACGCACCTGATGATGTTATATTTGAGACATACAAAAAAGCAAAAGCAGAAATAAAGTTCACTTATCCAGAAGAGATATCAGAGAACAAGGGTGTCAAAGGGTTGGGTAAGTGGTTGAGGGATGGTGAACCTATGAAGGGAACACCGTATCATGTGAAGGCGGTTGCCGCTTATCATAAGCTGTTGAGAGAATTGGAACTTGAAGATAAGTACATCAAAATAGAAGAAGATACCAAGAATAAACTTGTGTATGTGAAAAAGAACCCTTATGGAGTCAAATGTGTAATGTATGACCGTTGGCCCAAGGAGTTCACAGATGCAGGGGTTGAGCCAGATATAAAACAAATGATCGAAAAGTACCTCACAAATAAACTCAGAATGTTACTTGAACCTGCGAAAAGGGAACATATATTAGAACAAAACCAAGCATTTAACGCATTTTTTGGATAAAAAGGAGAATAATTTATGGTGAATGATAAACTTTTTGGTGATGAAACATCCCACGTAAGGAAAGATCCTGTGTTTAGGCGTTATATGGAAGAGTATAAAATCATTGACAATCAGATTGAGCAAATGCAGAGGCGTAGAGGGTATTTAAGTTACAATGAAGTTATAGAATTAACCAAGTTAAAGAAAATGAAACTAGCAGCTAAAGATAAATTAAAGCAATGTAAACAAAGGCAAGCGAGATATTAAATGGATAAATCATGTATAGATAAAATGATCACTCAAGAATATCTGAGAGATCATCCTGATCACATATTTGTTTTCGGGGATAACATGATAGGTAAGGGTAAGAAAGATGCAGCTATACACCGAGATGAGCCTAACTCATATGGATTTATCACAAAAAAGCGACCTTCTTATGACAATAATGCATACTACAAACCGAAAGAATATGAAAGTGTATTCAAAGAAGAAATGAGGAAATTGGTGAGAGATATAGAAGTATGTCCACATTTAACCTTTCTCATATCTAAACTAGGCGCTGGACTGGCAAATAAGTATGGTATCTACGAAAAAGTCATCCATGACGGATTGAGAGTTCTAAAAAAATATCCAAACGTTAAATTTTTGTTTGACTTGGATCATTAAAAGGAGTTTTTAAGATGAAACCTGATATTAGAAAAGTATTATGCAGATGTATTGAATATGGGTTGGAAAGTGGTTATAATAGAGCGCATAAGCATGATTCAAATCCAAACAAAGATCGCATCTTGGAAGAAATCGATAATGCTATTTGGCTAGAAATATACGAATATTTTAATTTTGATGACGAAAATTCGTATTGACTATATCCATGGATATGGTAGTATGTAGTTGTATTTGAGAATAACCCATTCCCAAAGGATTCTAAATGAACTTCCTAAAAGTTGTTGACCATACCCTTCTAAAAAATACCACAAATCTTAATGATATTGTCCGTCACTGCGACGAAGCCGTTGAAATGGAAGCATATTCTATCTGTGTTAACCCCGTATGGGTCAGAGAGTGCGCCGGTCTTCTTGAAAATGATGATGTTAAAGTCTGTACCGTTGTTGGTTTTCCTCTCGGGGCCAATTCAGCCAAGGTTAAAGCCTTTGAGGCCAAAGTTGCGGTCGAAGACGGCGCTGACGAAATCGACATGGTCGCTAATGTGGGCCTTCTGGCGTCAGGCGACTACCGAACGGTGGAAAAAGAAATTGCAGAGGTTCG